TTTCGCCCGGCGAGTAATACACTGTGAACAGGCCAGGCGCCTTGCGCACTAGGAACTGGCAGCGGTTGACGTTGATTGCGATCGTAGTTCCGTCATCGCTGCCGCGATAGTTGATCCAGCGAACACCACCGAACAACAGCTCGCCGAAGGCCTTTTCCTCACGCAGCGCGGCGGCGCCATAATAGAATTTATACGTCTCCACCACATCCGGATGGTTAATAAAGGCATCCCAGAAGTTGTCGCCGCACAGCGCAACCACCTCGGACTCGCCCTCGATAAAGTCGCCCTGCGCCTTACGCTTGATGGTGCGCACCACCTGGTTGATCAACGTGCGCACATAGCCGTCTACCTGGCCGGCTTCGGTCGCTTGCTTCAGATCGAAGTTGAACGGCGTCGGCGCTTCGATGTTGAATGCCGTGAACATGTTCACCAACACGGTGCCGTTGGCATCCATCAACAGACCCTGCACGGCGCCCAGGCGATGGTTTTCGTGGGTGTACTCGATGTATTTCGTCAGGCCTTGAGGGCCCATCAGGCGCTTCGCAATCAGCTCCTTCAGCGTCAACATCGATTTCGGATCGTCATAGCTGCGCACGTTCTGGATTTCGTCCGCGCGCACCTTCGTTTCCAGCGCCAGGCGCGGCGGCGTGAACAGCGTGCTGCCACGCTTCTCATCCTGACGCTGCTGTGCCGGGGCACCGCGCGGGCTGCTCTGCACCAGGGAGATTTTACCCTGCAGCACATCCACCGCAACATCGGTGGTCAGGATCGGTTCCGGGGTGAAAATCCCCAGCTTGCCCAACAGGAAGGGCACGAAGGGGTTTTTGTTTACCAGACGAGTGAGCGTGATGTTGCTGAAGGCATCACCACGAAAGATATTAAGTGCTGCAGCTGCGGCCATAAAAAAGGACCTCCGCGGTCATGGCGCCGCGGAGGGCGCCGGGGTGGATGAAGGGCAGGCTGGGGTTGTTACAGTGACCGCTTGCTAGCGGGTGATGATGCCGCCGCCCGGCAGGGCGCGCAGCTGCGCGATCGCGGTGGCTTGCGCCGCCGGCGGCGGGTTGCCGATCCATTGCAGATTGCCGCCGATCACTTCTGCCATACGCAGAATGGCCGTCATCACCAGCGTGCCGCCGGCGGGAACATAGCCGGTGTTGTAGATGATACCCGCCGCCGGCGCCGAGCCGGTGTAGGCAGTCACCAGACCGCTGCCGATGCCAACGCCGATCGTGAAGCTATCGCCCGCCACGAACGCCGTGCCGCCGGCCGGCAGCAGGAAGCCAATCTGATCAGCATAGAACGTGCCGACGGTGCCCGGCTCGAGCTGGCGGCCGTCCGGCGCGATCACGTTGAACTTGGTCGCCGCCGTCAGGATGACGATGTAATTCCCCAGCTGCGTGGTGGAACTCATCAACGCGCCGATGTCGGCCACCGTGCCGTTGCCGGTATTGCCTTCCGTGGCGGCGTAAACCGGCGCCAAGCCCTGGGCCAGCGTGATCGTGCCGCTATCGCCCGCTACGAAGGGGGTGCCACCGGCGGTGATCAGGAAGCTTACGCCATCGAAATACGGTGTGCCGACCTCGCCCTCCGCCAGCACGGAACCGTCCGGGCCGGCAACACCGAAGGTGGTGGCACCGGTGAAGGTGATCAGATACGCGCCGAGCAGCGCCGCGATCAGATTGGTCTGCAGATCCGCGATCACGCCCGTGCCGGTGTTGCCGGCGGCGGCATGGGCCGCCGTGGACGGCGCTTCGAAGCTGAACACCGTGCCGCCTGGCACCAGCAGATCGAGCGCACCCGTGGTGTTATCGAACGTCACCACGTCACGCGAGATCGTGCCCGGCGCTTCGCGCAGCAAGAATTCGCCACTGTAAAAATGTTCTTGCAGGGTGGGATAGGCCGTCATCGCCGTGTCTTTCCTTGTTCGCGTTGAAAATCCGCCAGCGATGGCGGCGCTCTGTTACCCTTTCGGGCGGGTTATTTGCGGCTGGTGATCGCCACGTTGGCGGCCACCACGTCCCAATCCGCATCCACCGCGGACTGGCCGGCGCCGCGGCGCGGCACGTCATGGCCGGCGGTACGGCCGTCCATACTAGCCATGCGGCCATGCAGCGTGTTCGGCGCGGCAGCCGCAGCCGGCGGCAGCGTGCCGATCAGATCCACAGCCTTTTCGCGGCCAAGGTTGTTGTTCAGCGCCAACTTCAGCGCCGCCAGCGGATTGGCGCCGGCGGCGGCCGACTCCATGATGTGAGAGATGCGAGCGCGTTCACGCAGGCGCGCGCTACGCACTACGGCATTTTTCTTGCCCTTGCGCATGTCGCCTTCGTCGCTGTCGTCGTCACCCTCGGCATCTTCTTCGCCATCGGGATCCTCCCCATCGTTGGCGTCGTCATCATCATTTTCGCTATCGGAGTCGTTATCGTCCCCTTCTCCTTCGTCGTTCGGGTCGCCTTCGCCACTTTTTTTCTCGGTCTTTTTGGTGGTTTTTTTGGTGGTCTTTTTGGTGCCCTTTTCCTTGGCGCCTTTGCCTTTCTTATCGGCATCAGCGTCATCATCGGCGCCGGCGTTCAGATCGGTATCCGTGTCTTCATCGGCCGTGACGGCAGCGCCGATGCCACGGAATTGCACGCCGCCCAGCGCGGTGCCGGCTTTCAGCGCGGGACGCGAAAAGAAAGTTTTCAAGCCCATGGTGGGTTCCTTCGGTAGCGGGCGAAGATCGCCCTGGGGGTTTGGAGATGCCGCGAGGGCCGGATCAGCCTTCGCGTGGGAACGGGTAGAGCTGGGTGAAGCCCATGAAGTTCGACAGGCGCTTTCCCACGTGTTCATCGTCAAGGTTCAGAAACAGTAAATCCTGTTTCCGTTCGGTAAAGTTCCAGAGCACGCGACCCACGTATTCCGAGTAGCCGCGTCCCAAATCTTCATCCGAGTAATCACTCAGATTCACGGCGTGCTTGTGTGTGACGCTTTCGTAGAAAATTCTTTCCGCGAACGTCAGATCATCACCACCCTTCAACCGGCGAACCGAACGCACCCAAATCGCCGGATCACGGCGCAGAAAGATGAATTTTTCGCCCGAGTGGTTTGCCATCGCGCCTTCGTAGCAAATCGGCGTTGGCAGGTCGCAAAACACGTCTCCGGCTTGGTAGTAATCAATGAACGCCCACCAAAGCGTTTCCTGTGTCGCCGGCGCACCTACCGACTCAAGCCGCGCTTTGGCTTGGGCCTCGACCTCCGCACCACACCAATGCGTAGACCGTAACCCGTGCGCGCAGCAGAACGAATGAAAGCTGCGCGTGCCAGAGCGGTGCGGACTGATATTAAATACCCGTGCGGGCAGCCGGATATCAGACATCGATGCTGTCCTCATTCCGGCTTTTGAAATACTGCCGCAGACCGTCGCGCAGCTCGTAGTTGTCCGTGGCAAGGAACGGCAGGCCCTGGCTGTCCAATGCTAGATCGATATCAGGATCAAAGTTCGACCTAGCCAGCACATCCTGCCTGGAGACGTAACCACGCTTCTTCTTGGAGCCATGCCAGCTATGCGCGATCGTTCCAGGCACCACACCGATGTTGCGCTTCACGACGCGCTTGCTGCGTTCAGCAAACTCCAGCAAGCGCCGGCGGTAGCCCTCACTGAACCGGCCCTCTAACGGCAGGGTAATCTCGGCGAAGGCATACGCCATGTACCAGTCGGCCGCGCCAGTGATAACCCAGTCCATCAGGCCGCCCAGGCCATCATAGGTCTCCCGGCGCATCGCCACGGCATACCCGCAGTGCTGGCGCCGATCGGCGGGATACGGGCCCTTATCCGTGGGCACGTGGGCATCCCCGGCCAGGACTGCGGCGCAGAAACTGCGGTCCACGTCGCGGCCGTTTTCGTTCGTGATCACCTCGCAATTCGGGCCTAGATCGACGGAGTGGGACCAGGGCTGCAGCACACTGACGTGCTGCAGCTCGTGCACGGTTTCTTCCGCCCAATCCTTACGCAGGAATTCGATATCGGCGTCGATAAATGCGACATACCTCCATTCCGGAAAACGGCGCGTCAGGTTCTGGCGCACCCCCAGGTTCATCAGCGCCTCTTTCAGCCAGATCTCTTGCGGGCGTCCGCCCCGCACCTGCACGTGATCCGGATTGCCGGAACTCGTGACTTCAAACGGACGTTCGCCGAATGCATGTTCGACGGTGATCAGATGCACGCCCGACGCGTGCATGTGGCGCTCGAATTGCCTGTAGAGCGCAATACGGCTTTTCCACCGCTCTGGATTATTCACTACTGCAATAACGTGAAGCATATTTGCTTGCATCGGTTTTTCCCCGGTCCGGTGCTGGTTAAAAAACTAGAGCTGGGCCAGCAGCTCTGTGAAAGCTTCCTGCGGTGATCCCACGATATCGATCAAAGAGAGATCGAGCGCTTCCTTCGCCGTAAACGTGGCGGCCTGCGTGGCCTTAACCGCTTCCGGTTTAATATCCCGGTTGCGTGCCACCGTGTTCACGAACAATTCCCCCAAGCCGTTTATCTGGGCCTGGAAGCGATTACGGGCCGTGTCGGACAGCGCTTCGAATTCGTTGCCGTCCGCCTTGCGGTCACCGTAGGCGATGATGTTCACCGTGATGCCGGCCTTGTCATACATGCGGCTCAGATCACCAAGAATGGCGATCACGCCGATGCTGCCGGCGCCGCCGGTGCGCGGCACACTTATCACATCGCAGGCGCTGGCCAACGCGTACGCGGCGGAAAAGGCCACTTCATCGCAAATAGCCCAGATCGGCTTTTTGCCACGGCATCGGGCGATCGTATCGGCCAGGTCGAAACACCCGGCCACTTCGCCACCAGGCGAGTCTATACACAGCACTACCGCCTTCGCGGCCTTATCCTCCATCGCGTTAATGAAGGCACTGCGGATCCCGTCATAACCCGTCATGCCGCAATACGGGCGGATCGTGCCGTTCTTTTGCACAAGCGTGCCCTCAACCGGGATGCAGGCGACATCCCCCGTCATGTCATAACCCTTGTCTCTCGGCCGAGCAGGCGCATCCGAACTGACGTAGAAATCATCATCTTCCATCGCCATCGGCACCATCTGCGCGCCAGCGACAAGCACCTGGTTGACGCCGAAGCGCGCGGCCACAGCGGCCATTACCAGGCCGGCATGTTGCGGGTGCATGGCCAGCGGCGTGTTGATCACGCGCTGCGCCAGCAACGGAAGACGTTGATGCATCAGGGTGCTTTCAAAAACGTGGCAATAGCGAAGGCGCCAGCCACCAGGATCAGCAGCGCGACCCCGCCGCACCACGCGAGCAAACTCCAGTCCGCCGCCGTGAGGCGTGGCGCCTCCGGCGGCAAATTGTCAGGAACGCCCATGTGCATGGTTCCTTGGTTGGCGGAAGGGGTAGGATTTGAACCCACGGTGCCTTTCGGCACGCCGGTTTTCGGGACCGGAGCAATAAGCCGCTCTGCCACCCTTCCGATTATTGTTCCTCTAATCCGGTTGCGGCTTGCGATCAGTAAGGCTGGCATCTTCGCCGCCCACGAACACCGCCGGCAGCGGCAGATCACGCTCACGGAACGCCTGGCGCTCGCGCTGGCGCTGATCCAGCACATCTTCGTAATAGTGGCCGCTGATCATGGCTGTGGTTTCTTCCAGCGTGCCAAACCCGGCATCCAAGCCCAACACCTCGCCTTGGCGCTCCTTCACAGGATCCACCCACCCACGGCCAGGCCCGATCCACATGGCGCGATCGAACGCGGAACGGAGTTGCACGAAGGCATCGTGGTTGAACCCGCGCGGCATCAGCGCGCGATGCCTCTCCGTCGCTTCTTCCAGCCAAGCGCTATACATCGGCTGCGCCGTGCCGCTGGCGAAATCCGTGCGCCGGCGGATCAGCGTTTTCCAGGCCTGCAACATGGCGGCGCGGCTGCTACTGTAATTCACCCGGCGGAAATCGCCGGTGATCTCTTCGGCGCTCTGCCCGGTGTTCGCGGCGTAGCTGCGCAGCACCGCGCCCTGGAACGCTTCGAAATCCTCACCCTGGCCGCGGCCACCAACTTCCTGCACTTCCTCGCCGGGTGCCAGCGCTGGCACCCGTGCGCCGTTCATCAGCGCGACATGTTCGTCATCGCCGTAGAACTGCGCCTGCAGAGTGGCGGACATGCTGCCAAAGCTGCGCGCAACATCGTTCGCGTCTTCACCCCCCAGCGCAGCGGCGATGCTTTCCGGATAAGGCGTGCGCACGAAGAAACCGAACGTGGCGCGTGCGATCGCCGCCTGCAGGGCGGTGCTGTCGTATTTATGCAGCATGCGGCTGCGCGCCATGATCGCTGAATAAATCGATACGCCGCGGTGTTGCGTTTCCTCTTCCTGATCGAAATCGTGCACGATGATCCGGCGGCCGAATTGGTTTGCCTTCGGCCAGCGGTCCCACGTCATGCTCTTCACGGCGTGGTAATAATCGTAAGGCTCGGCCCGGCGAAGGTGGTAGGCCACCGGCGCTTCCGCATCGGTTACTTCCACGCCGCCGCGCAGCTCGGCCGTGTCCACTTCCTCATAGGGGTTGCAGAGGCGGATCGGCGGCAGCAGCTGGTAGCAGGTGGCGTAGCCGGTAGACCCCATCACCGTTTTGCGGCTGGAGTCGTAGCAATTCATGCATAGGCTTTCGCCCTGGATCAGCCTGGTGCCCAGCATCAGATGCAGCATCTGCGTCACCGTCAGGCGGCCGGCGACGTCGCACCCGCGGTTCGTGTCATCAGCGAAAAACCGCCATTCGCTAACGACCCAGCTGATGAACTCCTTCGCCCAGGTTTGATCATACGCTGCGCCCAGGTAGCGCTGCAGCGCGCGCCAATTCGGTTGCGGCACCGGGAAGAAGTGCGCGCCCACCGCCGCATCCTGAATGCGGGTAACCGATCCCTTAGACCAGGGATCGTTCCGGTAGAGATCGCGGGCACGGCCCGCCATCCGGTCCCGGTCCCAATTGATATTGCTATCCGGGCTACCGTTGTAGGGCAGCCAGTTCGCCATTTCCTGGCTCACCGGCGCCGCGGCGTCATACGCCCACGGGTTCCGGCTGGTACCGCCCGTCAGGCTCGCACGCATCCGGACCATGGCGATATCGCTGGCCGTCACCGGCGAGCCGTCAGGCCGCAGCAGGCCGGTGCCCTGCACCCCCATCAGAAGGCCAACCGGATGGGGCGGCGGCGGCCACCCTGGCCCAGCAGCACGCGAAGTTCATCACAGTGCCGGCGCAGCTTCGCCTCATCCGTGCGCTGATAGCTCACGGACTTCTGGCCATCGCCCATGCCGTAGCTCACCACCACCGGCTTGTTGCCAGTCAGCAGCGTGTGCAGCGCCGTGGTGGCCTCATTCAGCCATTGCTGCAGGGTGGCCTGGGGCACCCCGGCAAACGGGCTTTGGCCGTTCGCGGCGCGGGCGAACGGATCGGCGACCAGCACCAGGGCGCTGTTCGTGTATGACATTAACGCACCCTCCCCAGCATCTGCAGACCGCCCTCGGCGATCATCTGAACTTCCAAAGCCACGATGGTGGCCGCTTGCACGCCCACCGCCGTCACCCCGCCCTGCCGCGGCCAGAAGGCCATGGAGCGCGCGGCCGCTTCGCCGGCACGCGCTCGCGCATCGGCAGGCAGTGCTGAAAGCACCGCCGTGATCTCTGGCGCCGTCATGCCATCCCCATGCGGTTGCCCAGCATCGCCGCACGGGCAGCAGCGCGCTGCTGCGCCACCGTCATCCCCACGGCGGCAGGCTGCGCCGGCGCCCGCCCTTGGGGCGCAGCGGGCACCGGCGCTAACGCCGGCGCGCCGGGGGCCCGCGCCGGCGCTGTTGCGGAGCTGGCGGCCTGCACCAGCGAATTCGTTTCCCACGGCTGCGCCCAGGCCGGCGGCCGTTCCCAATCGAACTTGCTGGGCGTGAACAGGTGCGCGATCGCGCCGCTCATCACCAGCAAGTCCCACGCTTCATTGCGCGTGTTGTCCGTTTTCTTTTTCCACCTGCCGGTGGGCAGGCGGTTTTCGGCCACCAGCTGTTCGAAGAACGGATGGGGCTCTTCCTTGGCCTTCAGCCCCGCCGGTAAATGCACGTAGCCCGGCCCGGGCATTCCGCATGTCAGCTGCGTTTGCAGCTGATCCTTGAAAAAATTTGGGTTGAATGTGCCAAGCGGCACATCGCCCCGCGCGCCGGTGCGGCGCTGCCCTTTGTCCGTGTCTGGCCGACTCACCGTGAACGGATTACCGAATAGCGCCGTGCCGCCCTTCAGCAGCATCACCGTGAAGGCCTCGCGGCCGGAGAACACGCCCACCAGGCGTATCCGCTTCCGCAGCTTAAACCGCCGCCAGGCGTTGAACGCATGGGGCGTAACGCCGGGCTGGCCGTAGGCATCGATGCCAACCCCGCGCACCTTCATCACGCGGCCGGGCGCGCCCTGCAGCGGAAACTCGGCATCGATGACCTTTTCAAACAGCGCGTCCCAATCGCTGGCGCTGGCGCCGGGATCGCCCTTGATCATTTCGTGGTGCACCACGATCGACTCGCGGTCCAATCCCCAACCGCGGACCAAATATTCAAACCGGTTACCCTGCGTATCGACGCCGGCAGTTAGGAAACGAACCCAGCTCGGCACCATGCCAAGCGCCAGGTTTTCATCCGCCCGCGCTACCAGCACAGCAGAGTCCAAGCTGCCGATCTTGCGCTGGGGCTCGTAAGGATATCCCCAGTGCTTGACGATCACTTCCTTCAGGCTGCGGTCGTTGCCGGTAGTGGCGAATTCCCGCTCTGCAACTGCACGCAAATAGGCCAGGTGGCCGATGCCGCCCAGGATGAATGGAGACATCGCGCCCACAATCCAGAAGCCGGCGATCTCGCACTTCTTAAGCTTGCCGGTTACCTCGCCGGTTTCTTCATCAATCGACTGCCCAAGCCCTACCCACCGGCCGGTCAGGTTCATGGCGGCGCGTTCGTGATCCTCTATAACGCACCCGTTATTAGGGCATGCGAGGTGCGCCGTTTCGCGAATGACGCCCAGCGAAGCATCGGGATCGTATTTGATCGCCATATGCAGGCGCGCGCCCGGGTTCGGCGAGCTGAACGCTTTGCAGTGCGGGCACTCCCACCACCACACCCGGCGGTCGCTTTCGCGGTAGAGCGCCATGATACCGGTTTTCCAATCGGTATCCTTGGCGCCCTCGGCCTTATCGGCATGCGACAAAGCAAAAAGCATCGACTCACGGCCGAAGGTTTGCCGCCGGCTATCCAGCCAGGTCTTTGGATCAGCCTCGAGTATCCAGCTGTCCCACTCGTCCGCTACTATGCGGCCGGCATATTTGCTCTTCAGCGCGTTTTCCGTCGCCGGCAGAAACTCCACCGTCATGCCCAGGAAGCGCTTGAACGACAGCGAGTTGTCCGTGCGATCCTTGCCGAGGCGATCGAATAGCACCGGGTGCTGTTCGATCATCGGATTAATCGTCTTTTTTACATATGCCTCAAGGGTATCCTTGATCTGCATATACCACAGCATGTTCGCCGGATCGGTGGCGACGTTACGCAACAGCCAGTTTTCCGCCGTCGCCGTGCCGCCGCATTGCGCCGGCTTCACCAGCGCCACGGTGGTGTGTTCCGGCGTCTCCTCACCATCGGCGACGCGGTCCAGCGCGTCCATAATGCCCACCAGGTAAGGGGCTTTTTCGTGGTTCCAGCGGCCCACGTAGCCGCCGCCTTCGTTATTCAGGTAGCGGTTGCGCGCCGTGTAATCGGCGGTGGTGACCTTTTCGGGCGGCAGGAAGGCGGCGAGGCACTGCGATAGAAGGCGGGCGGGATCAGCATAAACTTCAGATGAGGGCGGGTTCGTCATCATCTTGCATGGCGCCTGCGTTCAAATCCTTCTGCGCGTCTTTCACGAACTCGCGCTGCGCGTCCGCGAACCGGCTTTCAATCGTCCGGATCACCGCCTCCGGAATGTTTGCCTCCCGGCAGACTTGCCGGATCGCGCTTGTCATGCGGCGGGACAGGCGGTTGAACAGCGCGTTCAACAGCCGGCGCAGCGCCGTTTTTTCCACCAGGAACCCGGCCTCGCGGGCCTGTTCACGCCGCAGCTTATCGGCGCGTGTGAGCGCCAGGATATCGGACGCCTTCATACCCGCCGGCTGATCAGGCACGGTGCCCGGCAGCGTGTATTGCTGCATCAGCTCATCGCGCTCTACGCCGGCCTGGCGGCGTTCCTTGTCGCGCTCATCAAGGAATGACACCACGGCGTCTACGTCGAACACGTAGGCCTTGCCGTTCGTCCCACGCTCGACGCACGGGAAGTCATCACCGTAGCGCTTCAGCAAGGCAGACAGCGTGGGCAGGCTGCATTTAATTATGCCGGCCAGCTCATCCTTATTGACTTGCATGGCGACACCCGAACCACAACCAAAGCAATAACAGAAAGCCGATTCGCGCCCGGCCCAACCAGTCTTACAAAGCGGCGCAAATTACCCGCACAGACCAACCACGCCAGGAAGGACCCGCCCCGAATTCCTACCGAATTGATCTGGATTGACACGAAAACGCCCGCACGAGTGGAGACTCGGCGGGCGCAATTCGATCGTTCAGATACATAGTCAAGGGTTGTGCGTAA